GCCCTGGGAATTTTTTGCGCTGTTTTTATAATTGTAATGTCAGTGTTTGGAACTGCACTAACTTATTTAATGGGACGTTTTTTTGTCTCTTATCTTGGATGGTAGCCATGGGCATTGAGCATTGCATGAAAGATGAGACCGACGACAACTTCTGGAAGTGTCCGCATTGTGGCGCTGTTGAAGAGTTTGATACCGATATGCCTAAGAACCAGCGAATTAAGTGTAGCGAGTGTGGCGATAAGTCAGAGCCACATCAGAACTTAGCTACATGGGAAGATTTTTGGGTCTATTGTCAGAGTTTAAAGCATTTGTAATGGATGAAGTTACTGAGCGTATAGTATGGGCTCCGCAATCAGGTCCGCAGGAGATGCTGGTAGCATGTCCTATTACGCTTATAGGCTACGGTGGTGCTCGTGGTGGCGGTAAGACTGATGGTGTATTGGGTAAGTTTGCTATCAACCAAGAGCAGCTTGGTGAGGCGTTTAACGCTATATTCTTCCGTAAAGAATTACCTCAAGCAGATGACCTTATAGAACGAGCAAAACAGATTTATTTGCCACTTCGCGCTCATTGGCAGGACCAGAAGAAGCAGTTTACGTTTCCTAATGGTGGCAGATTGCGATTTCGTCCATTAGCTGACGATAGCGATGCAGAAAAATTTCAAGGGCAAAATTTGAGTCATGCGGCTGTGGAAGAAGTGGGCAACTATGCAAATCCTTCTCCAGTTTGGAAGTTGTTTGGAGCGTTGCGAGGTAAGGGTGGTGGGCAGGTTATACTTACCTTTAACCCTGGTGGCGTAGGTCATCACTGGCTTAAAGAGCTGTTTATCAGACCAGCACCAAACGGCAAGAAGATACTTACCAAGGATTTACCTAACGGGAGTAGTTTTGACTACATCTATATTCCAAGCCGGATAGCAGACAACAAAATCCTACTTGCTCAAGACCCAGAGTACATTAACCGGCTTCACATGGTTGGTAGTCCTGAGTTAGTACGAGCGTGGCTAGAAGGAGACTTTGAGATTCATGAAGGTAGCTACTTTCCAGAGTTTAGTTCGCGGCACATTATCCCACCTTTTAATGTACCTAAGCACTGGCCTCGCTATCTTGGCTATGACTGGGGCTTTCGCAGTCCTTTTGCTGCTGTCTGGGGCGCTGTTAGCTCTGGACGGGATGATAAGGGTAATGAAGTCCCTTTTCCAAAAGGAGCAATCGTCATCTATCGAGAAATGCATGGAAAGGGAATTGATAATATCCAACAAGCTGAACGAATCGCAGCAGCCTCAATCGGCGAGAACGTCCATGCAGCCGCTGATCCTTCCATATTTAATAATCAAGGTGGACCCAGTATCGCAGACCAGTTCCACACAGTGTTTGCAAAGTACAAGCATCCGAACTTCAGGCAAGCCGATAATGATCGTTTATCCGGGTGGTCGCAGATAAGACAACGGTTGGTGAGCAAGCCGGCTCTGTTGTATATTACCACCAACTGCCCAGGACTATTAGAATCTCTCCCTAGTTTGGCAATTGACAAACGAAGACCAGAGGACGTTGATACAGAAGGCAATGACCATTTGCCGGATGCACTCAGATACCTCTGCAAAGAACGGTTGGTTGATAGTAAGTGGGAACAGCCAGCGGAAGTATTCAACAAAGGTGTGATTAAGCTGCAAGCATATATAGCACAAATGCGGTCACAAAGAGGTAGAGCTACAATATGAAGATTAAGCCATTAGTTGAACGATTCTCTTCCACGTATTGGAAAACGGAAATAACCCGTGCGGAAGAGCGATCCAAAAAGTTCATCGAAATGGCTGAAGAATCTATTCGCGTTTACAATGCGCAAAAGCAAGTAGGCATTCTAAATGATACAGAGCGAAGACTTAACGTATGGTGGTATTGTGTTAATACTCTCTTACCTGCTTATTATTCTTCCACGCCAAAAGCGGAAGTAAGTCTTCGTAAGCGAACTGGCGGCACACTTGAGGAACTATCCGCTGTTATTCTAGAGCGGAATATCCAGTATGTAATGGACTGTGAGTTCCCATTTGATAACGTTGGATATAACTCAGCGTTGCAGTTCCTTCTAACTGGTCGTGCTGTTTTATGGGCACGGTATGAGGCAGAGATTGAAGAAGAGGAAATGGAAATCGCTCTCTTCCCGTCGGCGGATGGAACGCTATTGGACGACCAAGGACAATCATTTACGCAGGAAATACTTGAGCAGCGTGAAGGACCAGGTGGTCTAATCCTTGCTAAGGTTAAGATTGAAAAGAAAGAAAGCGATGATGCTTGCTTGGACGTTGTTCAATACAACGATTATTTCTGCTCCGATGCTCGTAACGAAACAGAAGTAGAGTGGCGGTCGCGCCGCGCATACCTTACTCGTCCACAAGCAGAAGAGTTGTTTGGCGCTGAAGTTGCCGACAAGATGCACTTTGATTCGTTTCCAGATAAAGCAACAAAGGATTGGAACAAAGACGCTGATAAGTACGAAGGCAAAGCTGAGGTTTATGAGATTTGGTGCGAGGAAACCGAAAAGGTTTACTGGGGCCACAAGTCAGCAGAAAAGTTCATCATCCATGAGTCAGAGCCACCGATAGACTTTGAAGGGTTCTACCCTTGTTCGATAATCGCGCAATCAGCAGACCCAGACAGTGTCATTCCAGTTTCTGACTATGCTCACGTAAAAGACCAAATCCTTGAGATTGAACGACTCACGACCCGTATCCATGCCGTCACTCAGACAATCCGTACCAATGCGCTGTATGATGCCTCACTAGGCTTGCAGGTTGAGCAGCTCATGATTGGCGACTTAAAGATGGTCCCAGTCATGAATTGGCCGTCCTATAAGAGCCGCGGTGGTCTGCAATCTGGCGTTGAGTTCATGGACATTGCTCCATATGTTAATGCGCTCCAGCAACTTCAGGCGGCTAGGCAATCAGCACTCCAGCAACTCTACGAAACTTTGAAAGTGTCTGATCTCCTTCGCGGAACATCAGAGCAATATAAGTCGGCGACAGCTAACAGGCTTGAGTCGCAGTGGTCATCCCTTGGTCTCGTTGTCCGACAGAATATGTTCTGCAAGTTCATCTCTGATGCGATTGCAAAACTTGGCACGATTATTGCGGAGCAGTTTGACCCAGAGACAATCTTCGATGTTGGCGATGCCGACAGAATGATTGAGGCTGTGTTGCCACCCCCACCAGAGCCGCCACCTGCACCTCCAATGCCAGAAGGTCAAGAGGGTATGCCACCAGGTGATATGGGTATGGCGCCACCACCTATGCCAATGGGGCCACCTATAGAGATGCAAATTGCAATGTACAAGGAGCAAATCCTTGGGTTCTTGCGTGATGACGATAGGATCAATTATCGCATTAAGATTGCTTCCGATAGCATGGTTGCCATCGACCAAGCGCAAGAGCAGCAAGAGGGCGCGCAGCTCATGTCAACTGCGGGAGAGTTCTTCAACCAGATGCGTTCTCTCATTGAGCAATACCCTCCACTCTTAGGGTTTTCAATCGAACTGTTCCAGAACGTGATCAAGCGATTTAAGTCTGGCAAAGAACTCGATGGCATCTTCACCAAAGCACTTAATCAGATTGGTGAGATTTCTAAGGCTAAAGAGGAAGCAGCTAAACAACCACCACCTCCAGATCCTGTTATGCAAGAAATGCAAGCTAGGATGCAGATTGCTCAAATGGAAGCTCAGGCTAGGATTCAAGCTACTCAAATCCAAGCTCAAGACAGCCATGAAAAGAATATGCTATCTGCTCAAGAGCAGCAGATGAAAATGCAACGTGAGCAATTATCTGGAAATATCCAGATGCAGAAAGCACAGCTTGAACAGTATGTTGCGGAACAAGAGTTGGCGTTGAAGCAACAAGAATTACAGATTAAGGCTAATTCAGTTCAAGTTGATATGCTCAAAGTTCAGGCTATGACTGAAGGTCAAAGTATGAAGAATGAGATAACAGCAGAAAACAACAGGCTGCAAGGATTGTTAAAGGTTCAAGAATTAGAAGCTCAACAGACCCAGTTCCGATTGTCTCAGCAAGAAAAATTGATAGAAGAGCGCAGATTGCAGCAAGAGCAGCAGATTGAGCAAATCCGCATGAGCATGGACGCTATTCAAAAGAAAAGAAAGGCAACTATAATCAACGACACTCAAGGTAACCCGATTGGAATAGACATTCAGGATATTATTGAATGAGTACTGTAGTAT